ACTCAGAAGGGGCTTACCAAACTGCTACAAGTTATGGAACGCAAGGTTTAGATACTTCTGATCTATCGCTGAAGTAGTAAACTCTGCTCCCATTTTAGCATAGCTTATTGAATCATCAGCTATCTTTGCTGTAGTAATATTTGAATCAGCAATGTGTACTGTGTCTATTGCACCATCTGCTATCTTTGCTGAATCTACTGCATCGTCTGCAAGTTTAGCTGTAGTCACTGCTCCATCAGCAACACCTCCAGCACCATTATATAACTCTGTAAAGTTATCATTGGTTTTATCCATAGCGGTTCTTAACGGGTCACCTGTTCCATCGTTTGCCGAAGTACCTATATTTATTGTTTGTTTTGCCATTTTATTTTATTTTAATATACTGTTGCGTCTGCTGTTAAAGTTGTGCTATCTGCACTAAATAATGTCGTATCTACTGTTAATGTTGAACCATCTGCATCAAATGGGTAAATTATACCCCATCCATTCGCTTCATTAACGTTTCCAAACCAACTTACACTATATACTGAACCAAATCCCATTTTCTTATACTGGATAAATTATTCCCCAATTATTAGATTCACTATCATTTCCCCACCAGCTCTCATCATATATTGATCCGAATGACATTTTTTATCTTTTCTATATAACTCTTTAATTTTATTTCGTTTTCTTTCTTAGGCTTATATGTTTTTTTATTATTTATAGTACCCATCCTGTCATATTTTGATCTCGCTCTGGATACATACCTCCATCTTGATTAGCTGTATATTCTGGATATAGTTCACTATTCTGATCCATATAATCTAAAAACCTTTGTGTATAGAAATCTGCAGTAGTTTTAGCTTGATGTACTAAATTATTAATCTCTTCAAGTGATGCTGAATCACTATTCTCTGATCTGTGTTTAAATACACCACCATTGCTAATTTGAAATGCTGCATATTTCATATATTCTGATTGACTAAACCAAATAAGCATTGGTTTTAAATATGTATTTACAAGAGTAGAATAATTACCTGTTAAAGTACTATTCTTTATATCTGTTTGTAATTTGTCATATAAAACCGTACCTAATTGTGTTTGTATATAAGTATCTTGAGCTACTTCTACAAACTGTATTAGTTTATCAGTATCTACATTCCCATCTATAATAGATTTTCTTTTTAATTCCTCAAGTGTTATAAATAATGCTTTCATTTGTTATAATTTGGATGATGTCCTCTGTTTGGCATATCTTTAGGTGCAATTTCGACTTCAGGAGCGTTTTTAGGCTCTTTTAAGCCATCTTTTATTGCTTCTTGTTCACTGACCAGGTTATTATCGCTAACTCTTCTCTTATACACCTTTAATTCCCAATAGTGATGACAATTTACACCGCCTTTATACTTAAATAATGAATAGTTCTGTCCTTTATGACCTAATTCTTTATTTATACCTCTAAAAGACATCATATTTATATCTTCTTTTCTAAATACTAAGTTTTGACCTGTTAATAGCTCCATTCTTTGACAAAAACGTCTGCTATTAGCTGAATTTCTTACAGGACCATAAGAATATCTAACCTTATATGTTGAATTGTCTTGTGAAGACACCTTATTAGGTTTAGCATCATCTTTTGACACTTCTGCAAGTTTAGTAAAGTCAAATTCTGCTTCTGTATCTTCTACTTTTTCTGTATGTATAAGTTCCCAGTCATTTTTATCTACTTTTTCACCTAAACTTTCAAGTTGAGATAGTAAATCATCACCCTCTTCATCATTAAAGTCATTTTTCTCTTGTGATGATAGTTTTTCACCTGTTTCTTCTTCTCTTTTAATCTTTGTTTCAATATTATCAAGCTCTGTAAACTCAATTGGTTGTAGAGTGACAAAGTAAAGATTAAGACTTATACCATTAAAACTTAATAGCTCATTGAAAGAGTTGATTAGTAGGGTCTGAAATGGTCTAATTACAATATTATCCATAAGTACAGATGCAGTTCTTAACTCTTCTGCATTATTTCCAAAACCAGTGTTATCTTTTATACCAAGAAGTATAGGAGAAACAACACCGTGACCAATCATTATCTTTTCTCTTGATTCTTTTGCTAAAAAGTCATATTGTGCGTGTGCATCAGGTAAATGAATAGGCTCTACTGTAGATTGATTCTCTGCATTATCGTTAAATGCTAAAATAAATCTACCTGCGTTTGATGATCCACTAAACTTCTCATATATCTTTCTCTCAATCATCTCTTGTGCTTCATCACCTGGAATACCATTGTTAAAGTTTAATAAAAGTGATGGCTGTAAACCATTTTGTATGTTATTAATGTGATAGTTTGATACTTCTTCCTCTAAAGAACAATACTGTAAACATCCTTGATAATCAACTGGAGAATAATAATAAAAACCAGCTCTATATGGTTTAATACAATATATCTCTACAGTTTCACTTTTTCTACCAAATTTATATGCTGGTATTCTTTTAGGTTTATCAGATGGTTTTAATTCAGCCCATTTAGGATGATAATAATATGCTTGTACTTTTCCATCTTTAGCTTTTTCTGCTCTAAGAGTTTCAGTAGGAAAATGTTTAAGCTGCATAATTTTAGTTTTTCTTTTGTTATATACAACTTGTATTGCAGCCTGTCCAAGTAATTTTAAGTCTCCTACTATTCTTCTTACATCAACATCTTTTAATATTTGTTGCATTTGTCCAAACTGAACAGAATTAGTTTCTGAATCTGTTGCGTTTAATCCTCTACCATAAATCAAATCTGTAATACCATTTATACATCTTGAATTAGTTGGACTGCCTGTATATCTTTCTATGATGTCACCAAAATAGTTATTGTCATCACCATATTCAACCCAATCATATCTGGTTGATTCTTTTATAGAGGGTACTTCATACCCTGCTAAGTTTATTACTTTTACTTTGTTCATATTATTATATATTTTTGGTCATCCGTATCAGTTCCTGTGTACTGATTATATTTATTACTATTTAAAGTGTGATCTGTTGTATTATCAGTTTGAGATGTGCAATATGCTTTACCTCTATATAATAATGTACTTCCCTGTTTAAGTTCAAACGAATAACTGTTTTCAGCAGTTAAAATACTAAAAGCAATAGACATCTCCAAGTAATTACCATTAGATGATAATGAAGATGTAATGTCATTTATTGTTTGAGTTTTTCTTGTACCGTCTTCTACGATAACCATAGATAAGTCACTGGCAACTGTATATACTCGTGGTATTATACTAATTGTTTGAGATGAAGTTGTTGGTGATAATCTTATCATATCTATATAACTCAATATGCTTAATTATGTTCAAAAAAAAACAGGCAAATTGCCTGCTTTTCTTTTAAGAACACTCTATGTTTAAGAGTTAGTACCTACTGTTACAGTTACTGTTGCACTTGACATACCTGCGTATGGGTCAGCTGCTGTAGGTGAAGATACAAAGTTAGCTGGTTTTGTTTCCATACCAGTTAATGTTAATGTATATCCACTTAAGTCTCCCATTGCAGCACCAGTTACAATTGTACCTCCTGATACATCTGCACCGTGTTCAAGTCCTACTACCATAACGTTTCCGTTGTAATCTTCAACAGCAACGTGAGGTCTTCCATAAGCTAATAACTTTAATTCTTTATTATCTTCTTTAGATAATTTCTTAAGAGTTAAGTTAAGTGTTTGCTCATAGAATACAGTTCCGTTTTCTCTTGAAGCGTTTACTGTTTGTTCTAATGATGAGTTTCCTTTTACTTCATACTTAAATGCTGTAAAAGTTCCTGACATATCAGTAATTTCATCATCTGTTAATGTTACAGTACCAAAGTCTCCGAAATCAGTAAAATAAACTGCTTTTATTCCACCAACGACATCTTTACAAGGTTCTTTTCTACCTAATGTTAAATCACAAGCCATAATTTTTATATTTTATAAAAAAAGGCAGGTAGTATAATGCCCACCTACCTTTTTTGAGTTGAACAATTTATTTTATTATGATGTAGCGTATAATACTACTTCACTTCCAATTCCGTGCTGAATACCAGCAGTAAATCTCATTACTACTCTTACGTTTTGAGAACCATCAAGGTCAGCCATATCAATTACTTTTACTTCGTTTTGGTCAGATAATAAACCAGTTCCAAAGAATAAGTTTGATTTTTGAGCTGCTACAGCGTCATCGTCAGATAAACCAGGAGCGTGAACTACTTGAATACCATCAAATGATAAACCGCTACCCATATTGTACCATTGAGTACCTTGGTCGTTAGTACCTGCTGCTCCTAATCCTGAAGCACCAAATCCACCTAAAGCTCTAATGTAGTTTCTATACATATTTCCTGGTAAGTAGATAGTCATATCTTCTGAACCATATACAGTAGATGGAATTGCATCAGCAATTTTACCAAGCTCTGTAATAATGTTAGCTGCAGTTGAAGCTGTACCTGTTACGTCAACTACGTCTGAATCAGCACCTAAAGTAGTGATGAATCCGTCAAACTGACCTGCAGTTGCGTTAGTACCTGTCCAGATGTTAGTCTCGATTCTTTGAGCTACCTTATCTGCTACGTGAGCGATTAAGAAGTCAGAGAAAGAAGGAGGTAAGTTATCAAATGCAGAGAATCCCATTTGAGCTGCTTCCCAGTCGCTTCTAAAGTCCTTTTTACATAACTCAAGGTTCACTTGGAATTCTTCTGGAGTTAAGATTCTTTCAGTAAGAGTAAGTGTTGATGTATCAGAGAAGTCACAAGTTGCGTCTTTTACGATGTCATCAGTTGCCACTTTTTTCATTACTTGCTTATATTTAACGTTAGGTACTGTTGTAATATTCCCCTCCGCTAAAGTTTTACCTGATAATAAAGCAGCAGAAATATACTTCCCTGCAAATTCACCAGCGTAAGTAGTAGTTATTGAAGTTGTTGTTGCCATTATTTAAAAATTAATTAATTATTAGTTATTGCGTTTAATACTCTATTGTAAGTAGTGTTTCTATTTGCATTAGGAGCAAACCTAACACCAATATTATTACTTACTTCGTTTTCTGGTGAATGAGAGATTGCTTCAGCAGGTTCTTCAGCAGATAGTTCTTGTGGAACTTCTTCTTTAGCTTCTTCTTTAGCTTCAATCATTCCTCTTAGTTTCTCTACCATAGACTTAAGTTCAGAAACTTCATCTTTAGTAGCATACTCTACAGCAGGAGACTCTTCTACGATGTCTTCTTCGTAGTTATCCTCTTGTAGTTCTTCAGCACCTTCTTCTGCAGAATATGTAATTTTTTCTACGTTTGCAGCAGGAGCTTCCTCTTTAATCTCCTCTTTAGCTTCTTTTTTAGCTTTAGGAGCTTCTTCCTTTAATTCAACTTCAGGATTTGTTTCCTCTTCCTTTTCAGATGAAGATAAAAGAACATCTTTGATTTTTGTTACAATTTCACTTGCTTTCATAAGATTCTTATTTATAGTTATTACTGATTTAAAATACTTTGTTGTATTTTTATGATGCTTTTGCTTGAATTATAAACCATTCAGTACCATCACACCATACTGTTATACCTTCGTATGCTTTATTTATTCTGTAGTGAGATTCTTCACCATCTAAAGTTTGTCCGCTTATTGGAGTTAAATCTGCGTGTGTATTTGTTGTATATGAACTGTCTGTTATTAGTCTAATTTGTCTATTTAAGTTCTTTGTTGCTGTTGCATCTGGCAGTGTAATCTCTATAGTATCACTTCCACCTGACCAACTTAATTTAATCATCTCTGCATTATCATAAGCAGAATCACCTAAATCTATACTACCACCTCCTGATACAACTGTAATATTAGTTGCTGTTAAATGAGTAACTATTAAAGTTTCTAAATTAGACAGTGTAGTCTTTTTAGTTTCTGATGAATGTACTATTGCAATTACTTCTGAACCATCTAAATCTGAAGCTGCTGCTAAATTTAATTCGGATATTTTTTTATCTGCCATTATTCTAAAATTATTTTACTGTTATCTTCTTGTAATATTAAATCTCTATTTTCTTGTAATAAATAATTACTTGTCTTATGTATGCTTCCTATTCCTTGTGCTTCAAGTGTACCATCACAACATTTTCTTGAATATGTTCTTCCATCAGGACATAAACAACCTCTTGATGAACTTCTTGGAGAAGAATAACTTAATGTTGCGTTTTTTCTTCTTCTCATTTTATTGGAACACAATTAGGTACTTTTCTACCATCTTTATCTTTCATACCTATCTGCTCATATCCATCCTGGCAAGGAGCTTTAAGATTGTGTTCCTCACAAGGCATATACCAAGTGTCACCTTCGTACTCGTGTGTATGATACCCTGAACAGCCAATATCTTCAGCAGCTCTTTCTGCTTCTTCTATAGTTGTATAAGCAGCTCTTCCATCAATAATAGTTGATGCTGCTTCTATTGCATCAAGTCCTTTAAGTTTAGATGTTACCCAAGTTAACATTGATTTACCTCCCCATAATAAATATGAGATAGTTCCACAAGCTTCATTATTTCCTTCTTGATAATAAGCAGAAGCTCTTGATAAATATGAGTATATGCGTTTAAGAGTAGGTAAAGTAAAGTTCTCTCCCTTTTCAAGTTGTCTAGCTCTAACCTTACCAACCTGTGTCGCACATTTATTATTTACAGCTTCGTTATATTTAATTCCTCTTTTAGCATTGTTTTTTGCAGACTGTGGATAACCTCCATAAGATTCTAATTCTACATCTTCAGTTAAAGATGCTAATACTTCTGCTAGTTCAAACTCT